CGTATTTGCGCCTGCACCGTGGCCAATGGCCACTGCGTCGTCACCTTGCAAAGCAACACCGCCACCGGCATTTTGTCCAATTGCCACTGCTGTTGATCCTTGGGTGGCGCCAGCATTTTGTCCAATTGCAACACTTTGATTACCTTGATTGGTCAAACCAGCACCTTGGCCAATGGCCACAGAACTTATGCCTTGACCAGTATAACCAGCATTGTTACCAATGGCCACTGCTGAGACGCTTTGTACTTCGTTGCCAGCATATTGACCTATGGCCACAGCGTCAGTGCCTTGTGTGGTTTGGCCACTACTGAGTCCAATGGCCACTGATCGAGCACCTTGCAAAGTTGTTGCAGTAAATGCACCAATAGCCACGCCGTACTGGCCTTGAGCATCAAATCCAGTTGAGACACCAATGGCCACAGCACTTGAGCCTTGGGTGGTGTTGGCCCCGGCATTTTGTCCAATTGCAATTGCTGCTGAATTTTGGCCTCCCGCACCGGCTGCCTCACCCAGGGCTATGGCAGCATTGGCCTGACCGTCAAGTCCAGCATTTTGGCCCAGGGCTATGATAGTGGGTCCTGCGGCACCATCTTTATTGTTCAACAGTGCCCAGGTTGTTGCACCCGACGGTGTAGCCACTGCTGTGAGTTCCCCCAGTGCATTACCTATGTACAAGATAGTTGTGGTTTGATCTACCACAAGTTCTCCGGGTCTGGCATTTCCGTTGTAGTTGGCCAATGTCTCTTGAGCATTGTCCTTCATTGCGGCTCGGCTTATGCCGGTTATGTTGTCGTAGGGTGGTGGTGGATTTGCCATACTTTACTTATGATAATGTTGTCAACAAAAAACCCACCGAAGTGGGTTTTTGATTTGCGTTGTAACGCTGAGTAAATCTTACGAAAAACTCAAATTGCTCACGGCAATTTCTCCGACATAATCGCCCGCATTACCAAAGCTGCTAGCAGTGTTGGTAAGTTCGATGTAGCCATATCTTGTCATAAATGACACGACTGGTTCAAATGTTGACGGATCCAGAACAACACCGCTGCTCATCAATGGAATGTATGGGCAGTAGAATGCAGGAGCGTCAGCTTCGCTGGAACCTTTGTAACCAACCAGCACAGGAGTTGTGTCGCTGGCATAGCTGTCAACAAACACACGCATAGAGCCGTTCAGTGTACCAACAAACTTGGTGTTTGTTGGAGCTTCAAAAGTGCCTTCTGTTGTGCGAGCAAACGCAGAAGTGGTAGCACTTTGCAGCACGGTGAGGGCAGCAGAGCTGACCACTGCATAGTTACCGGCACCACGACGTGTACGCTGAGCAATCAGGTTAGCAACACGGTTGATCAACACAGCCAGTGCGGCGTGTTCGTCACCAACGAATGTGGCTGTACCAGAAACTGTAGCCTGGTTGTAAGTGAACTCGGTGGCAGCCAAGCTGCGGAGACTCAGGAGAATCTCCTGGTCAATTTCAGCTGTGATCTCTTGTGCCAGAGCAGCCATGATTTCGGCTTCAACGTCGATGCCATGCATGGCTTGAGCGTCTTGGGCACTTTCAAATGTCCAACGAGCTTGCAATTTACGAGTCTTAGCTTCAACAGCTTGCTTCAGGATCTGCACAGAAATTTGCTTACCACCAGTGCCTTCCATCACAGCAGTTGCACCACCAGTGTAGGTGGAGGCTGTGCTGGTTCCTTGTGGAACTGTGGAGTAAGCAGTAGCAATAGTGAATGGGCTCAGTGCTTCCTGACCAGCTGTAACGCTAGTTTGAGCAGCTGAATTGTCAGTCAAGCTCTGTGCATAACGCACACGCAGAGTGTGGATCTGTCCAACAGGTCCGGTCATGGGCTGAACGCCAACCAACTCGTTAGCAATAACGGTTGGCATCACACGTCGGATCACGGGCAGAATCACACGGTTCAGTGTGGCAATGTTACCGGCCACAGTGCTTCCAGAAGAAGCGTTCTCTTTCAAATAGCGTCGAGTATTCTCAAGAATAACTTTCATGCTATTGCGTTTGGTGCCTTGAAGGCCTTCTAGTAGGGCCTCTTTGGTCTCATCCCAACGACTTTCTAATAGTTCTTGTGACATTTAAGTCTCCTAAAAAATTTTAAAGCCCTGCCAGGCGCTTCAAGTCAATCACATTGCTGCGATCTTCCTGGGCGGTCTGCTGGTTCGGAACAGTTTTATCACCAGTGACTGCGGTGACATTTTCTGTGATCACTTTTGTGGCTTTCACAGAACGGTCTTCCAGCACTGCTGGTAGATACTTTTCAAAGGCGTTTTTCAACCTTGCGGTCTGGACGCTTTCGAGCAAATTACGCATGATTTGCTGCTTTTCCTTGTTCAAGGGACGCAGCAGTTCATCCATTGTGCTTTGACGCTCGTTGGATTCTTTTACCATACGCAGTTCGCGTTCTTTGCTTTCAACAAGAACTTTGGCCTTCTTGGTGAAATTGATGGCTTCCGCCAATTTACGATCTTTGTTGGCCAACATGTCTTGCAACTTACGTACTTCCGCTTTCTCATTGAGATGGGTAGCACCAAATTCCGCAGCATAGGCTTCAAAGATTCTCCGACCAAAATTGTTCTCTCGAGCAATTTTGACATCTTCGTGTAACTGATTAAGTTCGGCCTTTAAATGACGGCTAACAGCTTGACTCATTTTCTCAGCAGATTCTTTGACAAATTTTGCTTTGAGTCCTTGTAGTTTGGCACGAGCTTCACGAACCAGACGCACTTTTGTTTCTACAACATCACGCTTGTCTTTGGCAAATTCTTGAATTTCTCTAGCCAATGCCTGCACCACAAAGTTTTCAAGTTTTGCAACTCCTTCGGTGTGCATTTTGCGATCTTTGCGCAGTTCAGAAATTTCTTCAGCCAATTTGGTCACCAAAAAGTTGTTGAACTTGGTTGCTGACTCTTTCATCTTGTGTTGAAATTTCACACGATCTTCGGCCAATGCTTGCTTTTCAGCAGCAATGCTGGCCAATTCTCCTGCAAGACCTTCTGTTACCATCTTATCTAGGGCTTCTACCATCACTGTTTTGTCATGCTCATAGCGCTGTGCAAACTCCTCACGCAGTTCTGCACGCACTTGTTCACGAGCTTCGGTCAGTTTAGATTCCCAAGCTTCGTTGAGTTCTTTGCTGACATCTTCGTTGATCAAGCCGCTATCTAGCAATGGTTTAATAGCATCAAACATGCTTTATTCTCCTTAGATTTTGAGATCTCGAATGAGGCGTTTTACTTCTTCACGCAAGTATCTCTGCACTTTGTCGCTTTCGCCACTCTCTTTTGCCATCTCTAAGATTCGATGACCATGCTTCATATTCATGAGGCCTTCATAGATTGCTGTAGGATACGCATTAGGAGCACTGGGTTGGGCAACCACATCTATAGTGACTATCTCAAAGTCACTTACATGTCCTGTTCTGTCGTCGACATTTCCAGATCCACGACTGCTGACACCAAGTTTGACACCAGACGTCAGCAGAGTTTTTACCAACTCGCCCATGGGAGTTGGTAATATTTTCAATTTGCCGCAGCCAGCATGTCCGTCCATCCACATACCTTCCACTGTGTGACACACTCGATCTAAATTGATTTTTAAATCGTCTGGATGGTCCACTTCACCTAACACAGAGTTTCCGTGACGGATTTGTTCATTGATGGTTTCAACTGCTTTGATAATTTCGTGTCTGGGATAGATTCGTTCATTTGCATTTTTTTTGTCGCCTTCGATGCAAATGCCTTTGAGATAGAGGTTCTTTTTGCCAGACACATCAGCTTCTTCCAAAACTTGGATGTTGGCCTGGCTAAAAGTCAGATCTTCTCTTAGGTATCTAGACGACATCTAATTAACCTTTGCGTCCGCCGGGCAGTGGGCTCTTGGTGTTTACACCACTGGCTTGGCTTTTGACTGGTGCAGGAGCAGCAGATTTAAAAGCTTTTTTTCCAGCATCCTGAGTAGGAGTCACACCAAGATCTTTCACTGAATTGCGGTAAGCAGAACTGTCATGATGACCACCGCCGTCTGCACCAGTCTTTACAGGCTTGCTGGCCATGCCAGCTGCACCGCTGTTGAATGCTACAGGACCTGCTTTACCATCACCTTGTTCGGTGGTCACTGGCTTTGGGGCTGCTTTCAATGTCAAGGCTTCTGCCATTGGCATCATTTCTTCTGTGTCGTCCATCTCAATGGCATCACCACCTTCGTCGCTACCAAAATCATCGCCGTCGCCGCCCATGTCGTCGCCAGCCATTAGATCTTCAAATTCGGCCATCAACTGATCTAATTTGTCTTCCAAATTCATGATATCGTCTTTGGTTGCAGGCTCGTCGCTGCCAGCATCGTCGCCCATGCCGCCCATATCGTCGTCGCCCATATCGTCGTCGCCCATGTCGTCTTCTTCGGCTTCCATGCTCATGTCTTGCTGTTCGTCAGCTTCAATTTCGTCAATGAGTTGGTCACTGGCATCGCCGCCCATGGCACCTTCGTCCATTTCTTCAGCTTCGTCGAGTTCTTCGTCAGCAGCTTCGTCGAGTTCTTCGTCAGCAGCTTCGTCAAGTTCTTCCTCGTGCTTGGCTTCATCTAGATCTTCTTCTTGCATGAGATTTTCATAGATTTGACGACTTTTAGCTACCACTATGTCGTGAAAAAGCTCGCGAGCTTTTTGTTCTTCGTCGTTGATCACGTATTCGATCAACTGTTCAAATTTGTTCATAAGGGAAAACTCCTATAGGTAAAGTGTGCTGTTATTTACATAACAGGCAAAAACTCTGCGGTTTAAGGAGTCAAAATGACGATAAATTGCTGATCAAACAGGAGCAGCAGGCGGTGGTGCGTACTGTT